CACCATGGCGGGGAGTGAACATGGCACTAGGTAAGAATCTTGCAACTGGTCGTGCAGACGCAGCGCAGAATGCGATTATGAAAGTTGTGCGTAAGCCTAAGTTTGTAGATAATTGTGTCCGACATGGAGAGTACACTAAACAACAAAGTGGATTCTTAGTAAAGGCACCCACATCTAGTGATTTTATGCCTACTCACGATCGAAAGTACTCACTGATTGAAGAAGAAGACACCATTAGGCTAAGTCATAACATTAGTGACGGACACAGATACACTGGCAACATATTCTTAGATGATGATAAGGTAACTACTAGTACCGATTTACCACCTTTGATTATAGGTGCTGATAACCCTGACCAAGCCTTAGTACCAGCGTCTATAGAGGCTAGCACCAAAGGCACTCGATACAGATTAGGTAACCTAAAGGGTAGAGAATTAAAGCAAATAGGCTTTACAGACAAAACAGTACGCATAGGTCAAAAAATAAATGTCGGTCTAAGGACCACAGATTTAGTCAGTCGTATAGCAAAGGCCAGTACTAGTTCAATCAACGGGCTGACTATTAAGAATCCAAGTGGCACATTCGTAGCACAGGACTTTTACGGAGTAGACGGTATCAGCGCAATGCGCTTTTTAGCAAAGCATGATGGTTATAATACTAGTACCGATCAATTTGGCAACATACATTATTCTCACCAGCGTAAACATGGTCGTGAACACCGTATTACTAACACAATGGTCAGTGAAGGGGAAGTTGAAACTGAGGGGAAAAGTACACTCAATCGTGTAGTAGTCCGGGGAAAAGTCCGTGCTAATAACGACCAAAATGTGGTGCAAATTGACGACCTCGGTCCTCAAAAAGACACTGTGAATGAGATTCCGGGCGGAGTATATGCACCTACTGCTGTAACTAAGGCCAGTGCCAAAATGATTGGGCGTAGATTGCTTTCTATGGCGAAGAAAGCAGAGGGCAATAAGAAGTTGAAAGGCGTGTTGCTATCAAGTAAAATCCAGCCGGGAGATGTTGTCTCCTATGATACCTTAACCACTGCAGAGAGGAAGATAGTATTATCCACTAGGCAATATCTTACAGAGCGTAAATCAGACATTGACATCAACTCAGTCGAAGGCTCTATAGAAGATGTATTGCAGCGATTCCAAGAGGTAGACATCAGTTCTAGCACAGGTGATAGCGAAGAAAGAAATCGCCAATATAACAGGGAAGAGTTTGCTACTGCATTTGGCTTTAATGTTAGAATTGCATGGCGTGTTGAAACTCGCAGGGTTAAAGATCCAACCGGCGGTATGGCAATTGGAGTACCTAACAGAAACACAGTACACGGTAGAATGGATTTGAAGTCAACTGGTATATTAATCAACAATGGAGGAGGTTATGCTGTAGGTACCACTAGTTTCACTACTGACGGCACCAATGCAAACTCGGTATTTACATCAGGTGTTATCAGCGCAGGTAAAGCAGATGCATTTGTTTACAAGGCTAATGGAAACCTACTAGGCAAAGTTTCCGCAGCAGGTACGACTTCGTTTGATATAAGCAAAGCATCGATTTACAGCGTAGATAATAACGAAGAACTGTTCCTAATTTCGATAGATACATTACCTGAGTCTGCCAATAGTCATTTGAAAGTTAAAATGAACAAAGGTACATTCTCAAGTAGAAGGAGGGGCTGATATGCCATTACTAAACGAAGCAAATAGATTTATGATAGACACGCTAAAGGCGAGAATAAACGAAGTAGTATTCGGTTTTGGTGGAACGCTGGCAACACAGGATGATACAGGTGCGGCTCAACCCGCAATCGTAGTTACGCCTACCGTGAGAGTATTGGACGACCATAGTCTATCTGTTGAAGCCAAAGTACCACTTAGTAGTTCATTCAGTAGCACACTAAAGGAAGTAGTAATACAATACAAGAATCCTAGCGATGCGACAGATGTTACTGCCATCGCAAGGTACACATACGACTCAATTACTAAGACTAACGATAACGAAATCGTTTTCTCAGCAATTATTGAGGTGAATTCATGACGAATCCAAAAGCAGGGCATACAAGCGCAGCCGGAATGAGCACTAGTGCTGAAGGGCTAAGAGATGGAGATGGACTATCATCTCCGAGTTTAACTAACCCATATGAAGGTATACATGGTAACGGTATTATTCGATTACTGGATAGTGCTGTCGGTGATAGTAACAGGAATGCTATTTCTGCTGCAACTCCGGGTTATATCGAAACGGCATCATCAGGTGTAGTCACTATTCATGGAGGATGGTGTGTACTTGACGGAGCACTGTACAAGTTTGCTGGAGGAATTGGTGCTACTCAACAAATCACGATCGGTGCTACTGGTACTGCTAATTTCAATGGTGAGTTGCCAGCCGTACCTACTGCTACCAGCGATGTATTTGTTGTAATCTACATCTGCTCTGATAGCGGAACTACTACTAGAATAAGGTACGAAGTAGGTACTCCAGTGGCCCCTAGTGTAGGTACGCCACTCATACCTGCTGGCTTTTTGACTAATCCAGCCATTGGCAATACTCGTAAAAATCATCAATCGATTGTACTAGGTGTATTGCGCTATACAATGACAGCAGGGGCTGCAAATGTGACCGCTTCTTTGAACGCTACACCTGTATTGCATGATAGAAGGGTATTCATCAGAACCAGCCCTATGTATCTTCAGCACATGTCTAAGGGTACTAGGACTATGAGTACGGGTGCTACTGATTTAGGTCATGCTAATAACAAAATAACTCATCATACCGATCTTGCGGCAATGTACGGCTCTCCCGAAAGTAGCGATTTGACTAATAGTGAATTTGGTGCTATTTGGCAAAGCCATACAACTGAATCTAATGCCATGCTCTTTTATGCAGCATCTAATACACTGAATGGCACTAAGGCTATGCACACTCATAGGTTAGGGCCTGATGAAGTTAAGATAATAACTGCTAATACCAGTTTCACTTTCGACCAAGCGAACATATGGTTAATCAATCCAAATGGAGGGAGTGCACATGCTACACTTACTCCGAGTGGGACTTTTCCCCCCGGCTATGTGCTTGAGATTAGGAACATATCTACCAGTGGCTCTTACAATACAGTGTTCAATGCTAAGACAGACAACGCCACTGCCGCTAATATCAACATAGCCAACGGCAAGTATGCTAGATTCGCATACGATGGTACTGCTTGGCACCTACTATTATTGCAGGCTTGATATTATGGGAAAATTACTCGCCGCTTTGAGGATAGAATGCGTCAGTTGCGAAGAGAAAAGCATACCCCTTGTAATAAAGGGCGTTTACTTTTCCGGCAAAGGTACGGCAATTCAGGAATGTCCTCTTTGCGGGCATATGTGTAAGTTGGGTGATAAGTCCCTGCCTCGATCTAAGTCCAGCAAGGCCCGCAGGTTTCCCTACGGGCGCTTTGCTAGAGAATTAGTTACTGCTTCTCGTATTTGAGATAGTGCCTGTCTCCAATTCTTACATACGAGCAACTACTGCACATCTTACCAACTGTTCTTCTAGGGGCCTGTTTGTAACCTTCTTCCGGCACTCTCGCACCAAGCGTAACTAGAATAGGTCCACCTTTGCAATTAGGGCACCTTTCTTTAGGTTGGCCGTTTCTACCCATACTACTCACCACGCTTACCGATGATGTCATCGATGCGTAGTATACTGATAGTGACTTCACTAGCAGACTGAATCGCTTGCTTGACTAGGCTGAGAGGTTCCCATACATTGGCATCCTTCATTGAGCAGGTACCTCCATCTTCGATGTTAGGCCCATAATCGATATTACCCGACAAGTGCTCATTCCTGAGCGCTAGTACAATGTCTAGTGGGTCATGACCTGCATTCTCTGCAATGGTAGAAGGTATCGATTCCAATGCATCTGCAAAGGCATCAATTGCCATCTGAGCACGACCACCAATCTCTGCAGCCCTGCTTCTTAGATTGATAGCAGAGTTGAGATATGCGGCACCGCCGCCCGGTACGACCTTGAGGGTGTTATAGGCTACACATACGACTCCGAGAGCATCTTCAAATCCACGCTCGGTCTCATCCAGTGTCTGCTTAGTAGCACCTCTTAGAATCAGAGTAGTGACTTCACCTGTGCCCCTGACTACGACATACTTCATGTCACCGATAGTAGTACACTCGATGTCTGCATCCACTGCATCTCCTAAGTCCTCAACAGTGTGAGCCGCAGAGGTGTTTAGCAGTAACCCTAGAGCAGATATATCGCTTTCAGGTAAACGCTGAACTACGCTGATATTAGCCTTAGCCAAAGTAGCCGCAACTACCTCGTTTACATGGTCTCTGACCAATACTGCGCCACCATTAGGTAAGCGCTCGATGATAGACTCTGCTTTCTTAACCCAAATATCCCTAGTTGTAGTCTGCTGGTATTGTTGATACTCAGCAGCAGATCCAAGTGACACTTGTACATTGTCCTCATTCTTTTTGTTACTGAGTCCAGTGTTGATTAGTAGTACCTTGCCTTCAGGTGTGAGAGGCATAGCAGGTAACATGAATTCCTTGTGTAATACTACACCTGAGAAGCATGTCGAATCTTCTAAGCCTCCACCGGGCTGACACAGGACACGGATGCGCTCAAAATCGCCACCTGCCAATTCTGCCGCCTTAACACATAGTTCACTGACATGTTCCATAGCGGATTCCAGTGACTTACCTGTAATCGATGTCTGCGCTACATGCCTCAAGTGAGGCTTGGCAGATTCTGCTAGACTTGGAATGTGTTCAGTGGCCCACTGTGCTGCTTGTCTGTAACCTTTACAGATAACATTAGGGTGTAGGCCCTTTTCAAATAGTGATTCAGTATTGCTTAGCAGTTGCCCTGCTAATACTACTGTGCTGGTCGTACCATCGTAACACATACTCTCTTGAGTGTTAGCCGCTTCAATTATCATCTTAGCGCCCGGATGCGATACATCTAGTGATTGGAGGATAGTAGCGCCGTCATTTGTTACAATGACATTGCCACCCCCATCGACCATCATCTTGTCCATTCCCGCTGGACCTAGCGTACTTCTAACCGTGTCTGCGATTGCTTTCGCAGCCCGGATGTTTAGGCTCTGTGCTGTTTGCTGTTGTTCTCCTTTGTTTACCATTCTACATCATACTCCTTTGGTACTCCCTTGTCTCTTAGTCTCACCCTTATATCACCTGCGCTACTACAGCGCTGTACTAGGGTGAGTATGATATTCGCATCATCGATGCAGTGTTTAATTATTGACAATTCACTGCCCTTCTGCCAAATAGGGGCATACATTTCTGTATGCAGGGAATACTCCAAATCTAAATCGTTTAGATTTAATTGCTGTTCCGAAATACGCTTTATCTCTGAATCTATATCCATGATATGCCTTTCAATATGGTCAACCATATCACTAGGACTACCTTTGTCTATACCTGTCCAAGAAGTATTCAGGCCATAGGGCTGAGTATTCTTTAGGACCAATATACCTCCATTATCTACGATACAGGCCATTTCGTCTTGTATTTTTGAATAAGAAATTGGCTTTGAATTGATATAAGATCGGTGACTAGTGTATACCGATAAGTAATCATCACTAGTGACAATTACCACTTCGGGGGCATTCACCATATGTGAAAATTCACTACCATAGGCGAACACGACAAAGTGCTTGCCTTTCATTCCTCTTCACCTAGTAAAACCTTGAGGCTTTCATGCATAGCACCCATACAGGCTAGGCAGAAGTCGCAGAAGTCTACTTTCAATAGACCAAAGTACCCACTTATACCTTCATCTTTGTACTCAAACTTAGCATGACAAAGAGAACAGTTTTTTTCCATTTCAATCCCCCTTACTTCTATGCTCTTTGAGCAGTCTGACATACTTACTTTTCCCATCACGGGTGTCTTCAAATATACCAGTGCCGGATTCGTTGTATTTGTTGTTAATACCCGCTTTACTGCTTAGGTTTTCAGCCTTGCCAAACACAGCCATAAGTTCTGCTTTCTTGACCCAGCCCGGTCCTCTATTATCATTGAAATCGTACTGTTCACAGCGCCAGTAGGCATTCTTCCAACTCGCTTGGAGTTTTCTCTTAGTGCCACTTGCCATACCTACCTTGACCTCTGATTCCAGCCAGTCAATTAGATTGTGATACAGGTCGTATAGAATCTCTTTAGCCATATCTACATGGTCTCCAGTGACCACCCAAGTACCTCCCAACATAGCCATATGGTGGGCTAATACATTGGTGTAATTCTGTAGACCCATAATGAATGATGCACATACACCCTGCTTCTTAGGGTCCATGTTTTCTACCAAGTCGTAATAATCATCAATTGCCTGATGTAGAGCAGATCGATAGGTGGCATCTAAGGTGAACATATCGTACATTACCGCCTTAGTCCATCCTTCTTGCATCTCACGAGTAGAATTACCCCACTCATCTGCACTAATTCCGGCTAAGTCACATACCCTTGCTTGCAAGTTGTCCTTCAAGTCTTTAAAGAAGTCAACTACTTCGTCGTATGATACTTCAAAGTCAACATGGTTGTGTACAGAGTCTGCTAATTCGTGAGCAATGTTTCTTTTCATCTCAAGAGTCCAGTGCCTCCAATAAACTAGTACTCTTTGGAAAATACCCTTGTCAAGTACATGCTCTTTGATACCCTGTGGAGGGAATGTTGTAATCCAAAGTGACACTAAAGACTCGATGGTAATTGTACCATCTTTCATGTGCTTGGTCAATATGTTTCTACCAGTTCCAGCAGAATTCAATGCCGATTGTAAAAACAAAACAGTTTGTTCTGAGTGCTGGGTGGGTTTTAGGATAATGGAACCTTCATCGAAGTTCATCCCCTTTGCTCCCGCTAACACCCCCGGTGTTTGGTGCAATGTGCCATCTTCGTCCCGACTCCAAGAGCCGACCATAGCGGAGTCAGTACCAGTTGTATAATCAACGCAATCTAAGCCAGCAGATGTCATTACACGCTGTATGATTTCAAACGCCACTGATTTACCAGTCCTAGTGTCTTGAATCCAAAACACACTCACCCTTGGATCGATGTTAGAGGCACCAATTGGTACTCTTACAAATGGTAGAGCGGTCTGCCCTAGAATAAAGAAAAATGATAGTAGGCCGGGTATTTCGTTGTCTTTTGATACTTCTCTAAAGTGTTCTAAATATCCTCTCAAAATAGGGTATTTCTGCATGCATTCATAGTGCTCTACGCTGTGCTCAATCATATCTTTCCTCTCCGTTTACTGTATTTTCTCTCTACCTTTACTGGTTCTTCGCTAGTTAAAACCTCAACTAATCGCTGGCGCAGAACTGAACCCATTCCTCTCACCTGTTTAATGGATTCGACATGTAACATCTCTTCAATAGAGCCACATTTATCTAGTAATTTTTCTACTAGGTCTTGCCCGAATCCGGGTATAGAAAGTAACATATCAGCCCTAATATCATTGGTGCTGACTCTAGTGATTGCCTTTGCACCGTGACTTGATGCAGAGGTATGTAGTTTGGAATGTAATTTGGTGACGAACATAGCCGCCTCACTGTAATTGTTAGCCCGCCACACATGGCAATCGAAATCAGCCATAATTCGGGCAATGATACCAGTTAATGTATTGAGGGCCTTTGAATAGGTGGTTTTTCTACCCTGATTGTTTGAGATTTTTACATACTTCGCAAGATCGCCATGTACGACCACGAAAACTCTTTGGCAATTTGCGTCCAAGTTTTCCATCTGCCTCATCAAGTGGCCTGAATATGTAGATTGGAATAAATCAGAGATGCTTTTGCACTCTATGTGCCCATCTCCTGCCTTGTAATCCCCCATGCCTTGTAGAAATTCTTCTTTGATAGGAATACCTTGTCTCTCTGCTGCTCTAACAATAGCATCCTTCAATGGTCCTCTTTCGTTAGAGTCAATAATCAATGGTACCTTAGTCATCCAAACACCTTCTCATTAACTATGTGTAAAGGGTATAAAATCAATAGAACGGGTACTAATACCACTATCAGAAGCAACGCTTCGACAAATTGTATCACCTTCCACATGAGTTTACTCCTCCTTGGATTCATGATGAGCACAATGCTCCTTATCTACCTTGGCCCATTGTCCACAGCGATTTCCTTTAGAATTAATTCCTTCGCATCTATATTTGTCAGGCGGTGCCCTGTTGTTACACATGAAGCATATGCTTCTTTTAGATTTATTATTGGTCTTAATACTTTTATTACATATGCTGCATTCTGCACCATGAAATGTGTGTTGCTTCATGGTTCTGCCTCTTCTGTCAATTGCCATGTATTGACTCTCTCACGAGAACCGTTGGTTACTTTGTCTATGTAACCCACCTTTGTGAATTCAGGACATTTACTTAATATCTGTGTCAATGTCATTTTACCGGGATTTTTACTGTAGGGTCTACCATTGTGTGCTTTTTGCGAGAGTAGTGCATCGTATACTTCGTTAGTACTAAGTATATCCTTTAGGCTAAATGTCTTAATTATTCTACTCATAAACAATACTTTCCTTTTCATTCTACGGCCCCCGTTTTGTCCCAGTATCGACATTTACCCATGCACAGTCCTTTAGACCACAGCATCTTGCAGGTTTGAGGGTAGTCTTTACCCACTATAGTCCGTACTTGGTACCTAGTTACACCTTCATCAAAATCGGCCCACTGCAGGCTCTTAATGAACGAGACTATCTTTTCGGTATGGCCTTCCAATACATCAGGTGAGAACTTGTCAAGTGGTAAGAAATGCCTCAAGCGCTTTGCTAGATATTTAGCCAGTTGTACTCTCGCATCATGACTAGGGTTACCACCCACTTGACAGGCGGCTTGGTTTAGACAAGGTAGTATAATCACTCCATCCATTTTGAGAGTTGGTAGGTCGAGAGGAACGGTGTTCTTTTGGAATACACCCTTCTTTTCCCCCGGCTTCTTAACCTGTAATTTTATGCCTTTGGAACCGTAAGTCTTGACTCCACTTATGGGATCTAGTGCCTTCTCTAGTATATGGTCTACGCCATTTTCTAAATCGCTAGTGTCGAGGGGTACACTCCAATAGCCACGCTTGGCATTGTAAGAGTTAGGAATACGAATAAGGCCACTTGTGTCGAATGGCACGGCAGGGTCCGAGCAAAACAAATCTAAATCCTTTATCCAGTCATTGACCCGTTTCATCCCTGCTTCTCTGATAGCGGACAAATGAGAGCCGCTTGCTGGCGTGTATATTTGTGACAATGCTATCCAAATATGGAACCCACCGCCACTAAACCATACACCATGCTCTATGTCATTCTTCAGTAACTCTTTGTGCAACCTTAGTGTTTGATTCAGGGGCACCTCAAGAGGTACATCGGGTCGCTTAGGATTAGTAAAGTCCTTGGGATCGAAGTCGAGTACAAAGTGCCTGATAATAGGTGTCTGTAGGTTGACTCTTCTGTGATTAGGTGCTTCAGTAGCACGGTAGCCATAGACTGTCATATAGGCATTAGATACGCCGTTTTTACCAGCCCAATACCTTTCAAACTGTGCAGTATCTGATACTAGTTTTCTGAAGCCTTTGCCCTTCTCTGTGCTTAGTTCTAATACTTCTCTTGGAAAATCAAAAGTCATGTGCATTTTACCACCTCGGCCAGTGATGCTCACCGCCGGGTTTCCATGCGGGGCAATCTTCAGTAAAACTGCACCAAGCACATTTACCTTGGTGTGGTTTTGGTGGGAAGTTATCTGTAAAGTAGGCCTCTAATAGATTATTGATGTCCTTATCTAAGGACTTAGAATAGGACTTAACTACCTTCTCGTGCTTCCAACTGTCTATGAACCTGACACCTTCCATATCATCGCCACAGGAGCCGTCAGGGTAGAACCAACCCCAATGAGTTACATTCTGTAGTGGATGGTCTGCCATCTTGAGTAAGTCGGCGTAGTATGCCATTTCTTTACGCATACCCTGTACCTTGTATCTATCATCAGCCCAGTCGTTCTTCTTCTTATCCCACTTCTGCTTCCATTTACCTGTCTTTAACTCCATCAGGCTAATAGTACCATCATCGTTTTCAAATCCACGGTCTATCATGCCTGCAAAGTGAATGGGTACAATGTGAGTTTCCCCATTGTGTACAAACTCACGCTCAGTGAATACATGTATTTCATCTTCGTTAATGACTGGCAAGAAGTTTTCACCTTGCGTGGCCTCTAGTCGATCCAACTCCCAATTCAGCCTTTTTACTATAACTGGGCCTTCTCCTAGTTCCCAAGGCTCTTCAGGCTCAGGTACACTTTTGATAAACAAATCGAGTGCTTCATCTCTCTTCTTTTCATTGAGTAATTTCAGTACTTTGTTGATATTGGGTCTGACATACACATAGAACTCTTCCATTGCATTGTGTATATTGATACCTTTCATCATAGCATCTGTTTGAGGAGTCTTGCGGCCCTCTCTACGCTTATAATGGTACTGTTGTGGGCAGTAATCAAAGTCACTAGTCAGGCTAGACTTAGTGATTCGTAAATGTAATTCGTGCCCCGGTTCCCACTTGTATGTGGACTTCTTGTATGCTTCAAAATCTCTTGTCATAATATCACCAATACCTCTTTGGTCGTGCTGCACCTGATGCTGATTCTAAGTCCCATTCAAGGGCTTGGAATATCGGCTTGACCTTGCGCTTAACTAACCTGTCAACCATTTTCTCCCAATCGAGCGTAAAGCCCTCCATCTCAGATATGTCCTTGTAACAGGCTATATCTGTAGGTGCGGCCCAGTCAGGAGAAGAGGCAACATATACCCACGGTACACTGTCACCTTCATCAAACTTGGGCTGGTTGAATCGCTCTGCCATGTGTTTATTGTAATACACAGCAGCCTTAGCACCCAAAGTGGGCTTAGCATAATTCTTTAATTTCTTAGATATTCTAGTTACTCCAGTTACCTCTTTCAAATCGACCTTGGCCTTCTGTATCTTGAGTGCGATTGGCCTAACATGGTCTATCACATCTGCTTCTGATGCACCTTGACACACCAAGTTTAGCACATCTCTCTCTAAGTTGCGAGAGATAGGTGCGAGAGTAGAAATCTTACCGAATCGAGCCGACTTAGGCTTACCTTCATCTTCAGGGGGCCAAGAGCATATACCGTAGTAGAGATTTTTCCCCGCTACTAGCCAGTATGGCATATATGCTTCAAACTCCACGAATAGATGACTTGCGTTGAGATCGACTTGTACCTTGTCTGTCAGATGCTTGGCTAGTGCTGGTGCCTCATCAAATGGGACACTCACGAATGCCGAATCAGTGTGACCGTACAGGGCCTCGTAGCCCTGAGCCTCTGATTCCTCCATTAGGAACTTGATTGCCTCTCTACCACAGGCTGTGATAGCGTTGGCTATGTCGAAGTCACACCAGCCCCAGTGGGCACTGGCGACCATACCATATAGGCTCGCCATCACCCTTTTGGTAGCAAGTTGCATTGTGTTCCAGCCAGCCCTCTCTATAGGGGTCTCTGCTATCTTCATCTTACCTTTGTATTCATCACGCAACTCAAACATTTCTTCTACAATTTGAGGAAGTAGGCCTTTCTTGGATTGGTCCCAACAAGAACCGTCAGGTAACTTGTGTATACCGGCTTCACCGGCTCTACTTCGATCTACTTGGGTTTCCCATGATAGTGAATGTGATAAAATGAGTGAGGGGTACAACCCTTTGTAGTCTACACAGGCTACGCCTTCGTACCTGCCCGGTTTGGGCGGAGGAATGTATGCACCCTCGTAGTCCTGTTTCTCCACATCAGGCCTTGTAGGTGCCTTCCAATGTGTGCGTCTGCTGAGCAGGCCACGGGCAAATCTAGTTACATTGTGGCACGAGGTAAATGTCACACCACATATACGCTGTAATGATAAGAAGAAATTCAGGACATGATTTTCTTCATCCATTCTTTTGAGTAGTAAAGTATCTTGCATACAATAATCACAATAGTCATCAAATCTCTCTCTCCATCCTGTAAATACATCCATGTCAAACTTGCCACCATAATTCAATACATCGGGGCCTGTAATGTGGTCTAGTTTTCGACTGGCTAATTGCGGTTTACCGCTATCTTTCCATACACGCTCAAAGCCTGTACCACTGTCGTAGGGCGCTGCTGTGTCAAAGCACAGTCTGCCTATGATTGGCTGAGCAGTGTACTTGTAGCCACGCTCACCTGCGGGTGGCCTCAGTACACGCCCAAGGGGGCTGAGTCGTCTGAACTCATCCAGTCTGCTGACTAGGTGAGGTAAATCTGCCCACATGATAGCGTGGGCTATGAGTATATCGGGGTTGCACTCTTCTAAGTAATCTAAGAAAGCACTGTGCATTGACTTTTCATCAGTGTAGAATAAACGCTCGTAAACGAAGTCGGCACCTTCATGCTTTACACGGCGCTCCTCCTTTCTTACAAAGCCCTTCTCTTCTATCTCTGCTGTTTCTTCGCTCCAGCAAAATGTGACATTCCTGTTGTTGTAGTTGTCCACTACAGACATAACGGTTGTGAAATCTTCGTGGGGATCCCATTCCAAATCGAAGTGCCATACACGGGGTTTCCACTCAGGCATCTCTTTGATTTCATCTATGAGGTACCTGTCAGTCAGACTCATGTCTGCTTCCCAAGTTCTACCAAACTCCTTCTGCATCTGTCTGACATCTGCTTGTCTGTAGGCATATACCTTAACCAGCGTGTCCTCTGTCTTTAGGGCGACTGCTGTCTCCTCTCTATCTATCGAACTACCGGGGTATCGTGACAGAACCCGCTGTACAATTCTCTCAGGCGTTTTGTTTAAAATCCAAAAGTACGGCTTAAAATCGCTGATTCGCTCTTCTATCAGGTTTCCTTCAGAGTCACGCCACCTCTTGTATATGTGGTCGTGTCCTTCAGGGTCAGGTCGATAGGTGTTGATAATCACTCCTCTTCCCCCAAACATTCGCAGTCGTTGCAACCACCCTCGCCTTGGTAGCAATGACAATGTGGACAAAGTGGCTTTTTTCTGTTACCTTTGTGATAAGGTATGTCTTTACCACAGTTACACTGATAGAACATACTTAGTCCTCCTCGTACTCTTGATCCATCACGACTAGTAGGAAGCCAGTGTCACCCTGCTCTATCACAAGGACTGTTTCATCCCCTGTGTGGAGATTGAGTGGACCCGGTGGTAGATTAGCCAGTAGTGATGGTAACCAGTAAGCAAATGCTGAGTTCACTGTGTCGTTATTAGATTCACAGTTGGTGATAGGTACACGGACAAACATCTTGCCCTTGGCCTTTGAACCCGCACTGACTACATACTCACCTGATGGGTCAAATGCTGACTTACAGGAAAACTTGCCACCAATTACTTTGTCAAATTGTGCCGCAGGGGCGAAGTCTTCTCCGTTTACTATACCATGACAGTCTAGGTCGAAATTGGCCCAACTCTGCCACATGTTAGTTTCACCTTCACCAACCAATCTTTCTATCAGAGGCAATTGCTTCTGAGTAGTCAGGTAGGATGATGTCGGCAACTGTAGCGTGGATTTGCCACAGGCTACATGTAGTACTGATGTCTTACCCATCTGATTGATGCTGACCTCTCCGGTCTTTGTGGCCTTCAAGAATGCAAGTAGCCTAGATACATCGCTTACTGCAATGTTACCAGCCTCTGCTTCTCTAACAGCCAGTCGTCGTCTAAGGTAGTGGGTGTCTTTACCCACTGCCGATTCTACATATTCATCTTTGACCCTGAATACAATGTCAGGCAATTCTTTGCCAAACCCTGTAATGAACTGGGCTAGATCTTTGTTACTTACTTTGAAACTTGTCATATTATCACCTCACGGGCGGGGAAAGCGGTTCGTGTACAAGAGAGGACACTATCTCCGAGTTTTGAAAGTTTGCCACTTATTACTGGATTAACCCCTAGTGAATCACTTTACTCAGAGAACCCCTTCACGCAGTTCAGACAAGCCGTGCCATTGAGCAGGCTCGCCCTTCTTGGTGACGAAGTACAACCTCTCCTGACCCTTTAGGTCAGAATTGGTTTTCTCTTTGAAGAACTCTGCTGTGTGCCTAATCTCCCCTGTTTCCTTACCATCATCGCCACGAACCTTACGAGCGTGACACCAAATGATTTGGAACAGGTCGTTATTTGCACTCTTCTCCCATGCGAACTTCCAGCCGTCGAATCCGACCTTGCCGTCCTTGTCCTCTTTGAGGTGAGTTTCCCAGTATACATCCACGCCTAGAGCGTTTAGTTTCTGACACAGTGCTGTCATCTGTTTGAACCTAGTTGACCTGATGTTCCAGTTCCAACCGATACCTTGGTTGACTTCAACCTTAGCAGCACCAATTGCGTCCTTTACATTATTATCCTCTAAGTCGTAAATCTTCATGTTGTTCATACAGACTTGATCGAATTGGTCTACAGATGTAACTAAGAAAGTGTTGAGTTTCTTACCCTCAAAGCCTGCTTTAGATTGCTTCTGTGCATACTCTACAGCATAGCGCAGTAAGTCCATTACACGATTGTGTGTTTCGGGATAATCGTAAGATGTTCTATCATTAGATTGCATAACCCAAGGAGACCATACTCTGACTCTCTCATCAGAACCCGGATAGTGTGCTTCCTTACAGGCCATTGCCCCGTTATCGAAGTCCATTGCCCACAACATACCTTCAGGGTATTTGTGCATGTGTCCATCAATCACGATACCGGACTTACCAGTACCTTCGTGTCCGACAACCCCACAGAAGACCTTGCTAGGCCTTATCCTGTTAGGGTTGGTCTGTTCTTTGAACTCTGCTTCCAAGTTAGGGAAGTTGCTCTTAGAAGCAGGAGCAGGCGCAGGGGCTTCCGCCTCTGCAACCTGCTTGTCTACTTCTGCTGCTTCCGCTTGGAAGATCGCTTCTGCCATCTCGTCTTCTTTCTTCTTCATTGCTCCAAATCCTGCCATCAGTATTCCTCTCCGTTATTCTTGAATTGGTCTATGCTAGTGTCTCCACCCTTAGCACCCGGTCTCGCTGTACGAGGTGGTACATAGATACCGAATGCTGTTAGGTTAGGTGTGGTTTGGTCATTGTATACACTCATACGAATGCGACCAAATATGATTACTGGTGTCTTCTCTGCATATGGTTGCCATTCACCGTAATTATCCTTAAACTCAAACGGGTGACTGTCATCATAGACTCGACCCGGTACCCACACAGTTACTTCAGACATTGCTGAGTCCCTGCCAAACTTACGCTGTAGGCTAGGGCTGGTTACGCTCAATCTGAATGCACGACCTGTTTGGTCGTATTGATTGTCCATAGGCTCTAGGTTGAGTCTACTGACATATCCCTTAGTGATAATAGTAGGGCCGTAGTAGTTACCACTACTGCTCTGTAACTTGCGCTCTTCGTATGCCTCAGTCAATTCGTCTATTTCGACATAGGATTCGTGCATACCTGTGCTAACTAGGTACTTTTCAGGCCTAAGTAACACCTTATCGTCTTCGTCTACGAAAGAGTCAGTGTATACCATAGTCTTACTAAAGTCTCTGTTAGTATAAACAGTATCAGCGCCTTCTTTATTGGACCTGATTACTTGACAGGTTACTGGTCTGCCGAATTCATATTCTTCGGCCATGTTGTTACCCGTCAGGGAGATGCGCCAAACAGTAATTTCTCTGTTGAAGTTCTCCTTATCGTTACCAAGCAAGTACAGGTTACGGACTCTGCTCTCAGGTGCCATAGGTGTACCCTTGTCATTCATTAGACAGATGAGATCGCCATCGACTTGTAGTCCAAACCAAGGTAGTTTGTCTCCATCGATGCGCTCTTTGGTAGGCTCGCCGTTGACATGCCATACTCCGTCTTTTGCTTTAACTATACCAACTACGCCATTATCGATGGCTTGGCCGGAATTGTTACGATAGGTAGAGATTGCTTTATCTCTAGCGTTTTCTCTATAGTCATTGATTTTGTCATCAATGCCTACAAACTGACCAACGAAGGTAACTGTTTCACGGCCACCGCCGCCAGTACTACCTAGATTGCGGGTTTCAAGAGTAAACATCTCTGCCCACTCGACCAACAAATCGTCGTCCTCGTCTTTCCAGTCAGACACTGCAAACTCTTGCTCTATCCAAGCAAGATATTCGTTTGCTGCCTCTCCTATCTTTTTCTGTGTTCTCTCTGCATATCCTTGTAGGCGTTCTAGTACGCCCTCCGGTAATTGTCTCTCGTCGTTCATATTTTTTCCTCCTTGTTTTTCCTTAATTTTGCTACAAAGTAGTCTACAAAGGAATCGTCATCATCGGGCCACAAGTTTGCTAACAGGATAAACTCTCCATATGTTAACATAAATGCGTACCAATCGTCCTGACCACCCTCCAGTAGAGACCGCCCTCGGTGTCTCAACCCTATTAGTGTTGCGACACGACTGTTGCCCTCTCTGAGGTTGGTTTTCATGTTCTCTGCTAGTCGCTGGTAGTCTCCTCCAACGAAACTGAGTGCTGCCTTGTTTAGGCTCTCAGTACTGCGTCTGAGTTTCTGAGACAGGCCTTCATCTGTCTTAGGTGTACCCTCTAAAATGTCTATACTTTGTCTCAAACTACCGTTGGTTAAGCGGTTCAACATAGTATACTGTTCTCGCCACGGAATAGGCAAGTTCTCCGCCGTATGTATTTCCAACAGTTTCTTCCTTGCCTCCTCATCGCTGAGAGGTTTGAATCTGAATGTGAGGCATCTGTCTCTGATGGCAGAGTGGATAGGGGAGATGTCATTTGCTGTCAATATGAATATCGCAGTTCTGTGACTGTCCTCCATCACTTGCCTCAGTGCCTTCTGTGCCGCAGGTGTCAGGGAGTCTGCTTCATCCAGTACGAATATGCGCCTCCTGACTCCTATGCCTTTCTGCTTAGCCATGTGCTTTAGTTCTCTGACGAAATCAATACCACGCTCATCACTTGCATTGGTTACAATGAAGTTGGATGGATCGAAGTAGTCTCCGTACATCTCCTTGGCTAGTGCATACGCTGCGCTGGTCTTGCCTACACCGGGTGGCCCTACATACAGCATGTTTGCTGGTAGGCTACCTTTGGCTAGCCAAGACTTGGCTGCTTCTTTGAATTCCTTACAACCTGCTAGGTCGTCTATTTTGTTTGGTCTGTATTTCTCTCTCCATACTATCACGCCGTCACCTCCACGCCTTGCCACCAACTAGGGGCAGGTGTTCCCTTCTCCCACTTGGCGAACTGCTTGGAATGGTAGTAGGCTTGGTATGCTTTGACCGCATCATCATCACGATACTCGTCAGGCATAGCCTGAGCGAATGGTGTAAGTTTTGCATCGTTTGGAATAGATTTGTACATTCTTGCAATGAGCATACTCATTTGGCATATGGGTCCAAAGCAAGCATGTTCTTTCTTGAAGCGGTCTTCAAACTCAACACACAAAGCCATAGCGTGTGAAGCAAGCCAATCAAGGTTAGTCCATGAATCACCAGCCCATACTGTGCATGGGTGATGTTTGTAGCCACCCTTGTAGGGTGTGCCACTCTTGGTAAGTGGCATTGCCTCATCAGTAGCACCGTGTCGGCGCAGGGCTGATGCCATCATCTGTGCTGCCTCAACACACATCTTGGGGATGTGCTTGTCACAGTGCATTTTTGCTGCTATCTCAGGGTTTCTGTCTAATACAAATATGTTCATGCTTCCACCTGTCCTTCAAGGGATATGATAATCCCCAACATTGTTTCTCTTGCTTTGTCTGTGTCGCCATTGTCTATGTGGTCTATTGCTACGCCCACTAATCCAATAACTGCTTGTTCTAATATCGTTTGTCTCATTTCTCTCACTCCGCTAATTCTATCAAATCTGTTAGTTGCGATGTATCACTGTAACCCAGTGTGTCATCTGCATATAGTATGTTCAAGTGTGTGGCTTTCATCTTCTCAAGATCGAAGCCGGTTACTTCGGCTACTACAACCAAACCATATTCGTCTATAGGCATCCAAGATTTCCCCGCAAGTACTCCCTGTTGACCCAGCCTCGTTCTTATGTGTTGGGCTACATCAGTCGGTACTTTGCTCTCACCTACCTCAAATGTCTCATAACCATCTAAGACAGACAGGCGTAGGATTGTATCGAATTCCTTATCCTTACGGATTGCACTTACTAAGAAGTGTATGTGGAACGCCTGTTGTATGACAACCCATCCGTTGCTATCACGCATCTCCACTGGGCCGGACTTAACTAAACGCAGCCGCTCTCTACCGTCTAGTTGGTTTAACAGAGAGCCGATGTCCGACCCACTCTCTATCAGATTACCACCATCAACTGGTACGCTTGGTTCTAAACTATTCGCCATAGAAATCCGCTCGGCCCTATTTAGTTTGTAAACACCCCAGTCTTCCCCAATTGAGTAGGCATCGGTTATCTTGGTAATCTTGTCACCCGACATCTCTATCTCTACAATTGCTTCCACCTTGAAGGGAAGATCGAATGTGTGCATCTTGCCTACAATCTGTCTGTCTCTTGAATAGATGGTGCCTCTGAATGACCCCTTTGGGAACTCAGTGATGTGTAGGTATCTTCTCGACCCCTTCATCACATCAGCGTATACAGCAGGTGGTGCTACCATTGAAGACCATGCTTGATAGATTGGTGCTACGAATGGTTGGCCCGGCTGTAGGAATAGTTCGTTGTTGGGTGTAATCATTTCCTTGTGTAGTATCTTGATTGCTACCTCTTGAGGACTCATGGTAGTCAGTAGGTGGCGAATGCTTTGTAGATTGGTTATGCCATTTGACTCAGGTAGATACGAAAGCATCTGCAAGAACCTATCGATTGGCATTGGTTCCTGTTCGCCCAGTGCCCTAGACCAAAACAACAGCGCCTCATCCTCATTCATGTTTTGGGACATAGGTAATACGCCCTCATCCTCTATACGATGCATTGCCATCAGTGCCTGCTTGATTGTCCAGCCCTCGCCTCCTATCTCAGAGGACTCGGTTGCTAGAAGAGGCACGATTGGTTTACCAGTCATAACTGTGTTCCAGTGTATGGGTGATATACCTAACTCAGTACACACATTGTCTCTGACCCAAAGGACTGAAACAAACTGCTGCTCGTATTTAGAATACTTTGGATAGAGTATATCTATCACATCTTCAATTACTTCAGCCCGCTCACTGAGCCTGTCTTTCAGTGCTTTGATTGATATTTTGAAGGCATCCGATCTTGATTCGGTTTCACGCCTCCATCTTGTATAGGACTCCTTGAGTCTGCGTGACAGCATTGCCGCTTCAGCCAGTAACAACCTCTTCACTCCCCCTCTCTTCCTCTAAGTGTTCGACCAGTCTCGACAGTGCTTTGCTCAAAGACACTGCATCTTCTAAAGACAGGCGTACACCTTCTCTAGTAAAACCACCTGTATTGATGTTGCGTAATCTGATGTCCACTTGTGAACCGCTTGGTGGATAGACCTTGGTAAGCACTGCTTCCATCTTACCTTTGTGGCGCTTGCTTGTCGCAGGTTTGCGCCATACAATGTATTGTGGATATGCTTTACCAATATCTTTCTCACTCATATTAATCACTCCCATTTGTTGCCCCAAAATGTCGATTTGATTGTACCGTCTTTGTCGGGAGGACAATTGTGTTGGACATTTACTTTAATCGTGCTGTTACAATGCTCGCATGGTTTGGTTCTCTTCTTCCCCATATTCATTCCTCCTTGCACTTACATTCCTTTCCAAACTTCAAGCACTTAGTACATTCAGGTGGAAACCATTCTTCTATCCAACTCATCTTAATTCCTCCGATAGTGTCCACAAATTGACACGCCACTCTTCTTGAGCAAACTTAGCAAATCGCTTGTCCACCCTAAACAAATGGTTGACAGTGCGATTAGAAATCTGCCGCAAGTATCTGTTACTAG